TGTATCGTTTGTTATCAACCTGATCAATAATTAAGTTTGCGTTTGTTGTTCCAAAAGTGTATGGCTCAAGAGTAAGTTTATACAGAACCATACCAATTGATGGATCAACTGGCTCTGATGGTATTAATGCAGAAACACCAGAAACCGCAAAGAATGCACCGTATGGAGATATAGCAATTTTATCCTTACGTGATAGGTAGTAAGAATAATCTATAGTAACATCTTGACCACGTTTAGGTGTCATGGCAAAGGATGATCCAGAACCAGAGAATGTTGTTCCTGCATCACCAATACGTGGACGGAAATCTAATACATCTCGTAGTGATACACTATTGTACGATGGAATATCTTTAAGAGCAACAGTTGCTGGATATGAGTTTACTGTGAAATAATCACCAGATGAATGAGAAAAATGTTCAAAGGTTACAGAGATTCGAGCAGATGGTGGTGAATATGAATGTTTCAAAAACAAACGACCAAGATCGTAATGAGTATCTCTTTGACCATTATCAAAATCATAACGATCAAGAATGTCAATAGTGTATGTTCCTGCTGGAGAAGCAAAAGAACCACTGTCCATTAATATAGATTTAATTCTTAAAACATCAGCTTTACCAAGCGATAGAATTGCTCGAGTTGCTGCTGCTTGTGTTGTATATGTTTGTGTTACCGTTGTAAGAGTCTTTGTCTTTTCCCCACCATCAGAACCAACTTTCTTAACTGTGGCCATGACAATAAAGTTAGTTGATGCGTATGTATCTGGTAAAGTGAATGTAATAGAAGAAGCACCACCAGCACTAATAGAAGTTGGTTTTACAATAGTACCACCAGAAGTAGCATCATACCATGCCACAATATAATTGTCAGTTTCTGTTGAATCCGCAAATACACCAGCGGCAGTATTAATGGTTAATGTGCAAGAACCACCAGAACCAGAAGTTGTTGTTCCTGAAATATATTGCATTCCATAGTAAATAATCTGCTTTACTGAATTAGCGTCACGAACAGATTTAATTGCGTAATTTGGAAGTGGGAAAACTAATCTATTGTTTTGTGGCTCTTCAACTTTAGTAGTGATAAGGTAAATAATATCACCATCAGCAGTAACTGAAGAATCAACTACAATAGTACCATTGTTTGTAATAGTTGTAACTCTACGAATATTGGTAGAAGTATTTGGACCAATGCGAATATAATCGCCAACCTTTAGTGCTGGGCTAGTAGTTGTGCCACCTTGCCATGCGGATCCAATACCAATTAAAGTGGTAGAAGCACCCTTAGTTGGATATGAAGAATAAGTTGTTGCAGAACCAACCAATTGATTAGCAATTGGATAGATATCAGCAGTAAAGTTTAAATTGGTATCTGAACGACTATAGAAGAATGATTTAACATCTCTGTTAAAGTCAAGCCCAGTTGTCATGGTAACATCGAATAGATACAACTTGTAAACAGCACTTATTGTTCCCAAAGTTCCACTATCCCATTCAATACCACGAACACGTGCAGTGCCTATTGCAGTTCCACCAGAAGGTAATACACCCACTGAAGAAGTGAATCTATTGTAGAGAGTAATCGTTGGCATACCACTTGCTGAATCAAATGGCGGCAATGAATTGATATTGGCAATGTATACAAAATTACCAATTGCCGTCGTTAAATACGTATCAGTTGTTTGAACAAAGTCACGTGCTTTTGGAACAGTAACATATTCAGTAGCGATCTTTTCGATCTCATATCCCTGAACATATGCCTTTCCTGGTTCCATACCAATAGCAAGTTTAGCTTCAAGACCACCAGCTTCTGGTGTATAGATACCACGATTATATGCTGGGTTTAAATTATATTCCCAGTTGACACCAGTTGAAGATGCACCATCATATGATTCCCCAGAAGTATGCGTTGGTGGAATATTTACAGATGTTGAAGAAGTTTTGGCAACATAAATGTTAGCTCCATTTGTAACTACGTCACCGATCAAATATGCTTTGTTGGCAACCCATGCTCCACGATTGTTGTTTCTGTGTTCACGAACATCAATCTTAAATGGTTTTGTAGTATAGTTACCAGATTCATCGAATGTGCGACGAGCGAGGGTTTTTTCAATCTCAGCATAAGCTGTTGTTTTTACCTCACGTTTAATCTCTCCTGCATCTACATTAAGCAATTCAATAAAATTAGCATCATTTGTAGAATTTAATGCTATCTTAGTTAATACTAAATCAATAAAGTAACGATGCGCACCTGGAGCAGCGTAGTTATAGCTGTTCTGTGCATTATCTAGTAGTGATTCGTAACCAGTATCTTCTGGTGTAACTTTCTGCTCATCAATAGTTAAACCAACTCTGTATGAAGGTGTATTTGTATATTTGTCAAGAATGATTGTTTGAGCATCACATAGAACGAAGAATCCATTTACATAGTAAACACCACGCTCAATAGTTGCAGCTGAACCAGTTCCAGTGGCACTAGAAGCTAAAACAGTTACTGTATATTCATCATCTGACGTAGTTAAAACTTCACTGCCAGCAAATACCTTTGTTGTAGTATCATCTGCGCTTGAAGTATAGCGAACAAATAATGTAGTTGGATCTGTGCCGTCAGCATTTGATAATGCCACAATTTGAGCAGTTAATCCACTAGAACCAACTAAAGTCTTACCTGCTAGTTCTGCAATAAATGTTTCAGTAACGTCGCCAGCAGTGTTAAATGCTTCTAATTTTACATAACTGAGTTTTCTATCAAGAGAGATTTGCCCAGGAATAATCATTGCACCCTGTTTGAATACATGGTCTCCATGACGCTTGATTTGATTCTGCAGGATTGATTGAAGCTGAGTTAATTCTCTAGCTTGAACAGCATAACTCGGACGAAATAAAATTCTGTGGAATTTATTATTTTCGTCAAAATCATCATTATATGGTTCGGTATTAAAATCTAACATTGTGAACTCTGTCCTGTAAGTAATCTCTATTATTTATTAGAACCTAATAACAGTTCTAAGGGTAACTGTCTCATCTGCAGTTGGGGTGAATGCTTGTTTATTATCAATAAACAACAAGTCACCTGAATATTTATCTATTGTTGGTGGGGTGACTGAAGACACTGTAAATAAATCTCCAGCAGTATTCGAGAAATTTACGCCAGCAACAATTTGTGCATTATCAATTGATTGCACCAATAATCCTGCACCTGTATTTGTAACAATTCTAAATCTATTATCTGAGTCATCTGTAATAATAGTATCTACTGGGAATAGTGTTGTATTTGCAATACCACCAATAACCCAGCATGCTGAAGCAAGAACTGAAGTCAGTGGATTGGTATTCCCATATTGACGTGGAGATTTAATGATACCAAGTTGACGATAATCATTATTAACATCGAATCCTTGATTTCTATCTCTGGAAACATTACTATAAAACATCAATGTTCTTGCATACAAATTATTAAGTGCTTCTTTGCCAAAGCCACCATATGTGCCAATGATTGCTCTGGCTTTAGCACCAGAACCACCGCCACCAGTAATCAAAACATTTGCGTAGCGATAACCAGAACCATAATTGGTCATATTTATTTTCTGAACAGAACCATTGCTGATAACAGCTGTTGCTGTGGCACCAGTACCATCACCAGTAATAGTTATAGTCGCTGCCCCATAACCAAATCCACCAGAAATAACTGGGCAATTTATTATTCTTCCATCTACAGTAAGCAATTCAATATTTGCTTGTAGAGTATTAACATCACCTGGAGATAGATCTGCAGTAACCTCTGCACCAGAACCATCTCCAGTTACAGTTAAGTTTGCGTATGTATATCCAACACCTGGATCATCTACCTGAACTCCAACCAATTCACCAAACAATCCTTCAAAGTATAATTTAGTTGTACCATTTGAAAGAGTACCAGAAGTATGAGAAGGTGCCGTAGTTCCACTTGTACCAGCAGTCGTAACAGTATATAATCTATTACTATACCAAACATTTAATCCCGCAGTATATACAGTACTAGCTTGCCACTGTTGACCGAGCGTATCTGCTGCAAAAATTGGTATTAAACTAGCTTCAGTTTTAACGCCACTGAAATAACCCGCAGCACCACTTCCAGATTGAGATGAAAACGTAATAGTAGGATATGCCGAATAACCAGCACCGTATTTAAGAGAAGTTGTTGCAGTAGCCTGTGTGCCAGCATACGTTAATGTTACAGGTTCACCAAGATATAATAATGCTGCAGTTCCATTTGTAACAGTTCCAGTAGTATGTGATGGAACCGTAGAAGCATGCGTAGTTCCAGCAGTTGTAACTTTATACAATCTATTGGAAACAAAAACAGTACTGTTTAAAGTTAATGCCGTTGATGCTGCAAAAGCTGGAGAATTTGTTGCAGTTCCAGAAACATGGATAGGTGCAACAGAACCTGTGAAACCCGTACTGGCCACAGTGTATAAACGATTTGAGAAAAAGATCTGATCACCAATATTTGTTAGTGAAGTCAATCCAGTCCAAAGTGTACCAAAGGTAATAGTTGGAGCAGAAATATAATCATATCCAGGATCTGTTACGACAACACGTATAATTGAACTATTCTGTAAAACAGCAACAGCTGCTGCACTAGTTCCACTACCGCCACTAAAATTAACAACAGGAGGAGAAGTATATCCAGAACCACCACCAACGATTTGAACTTTGTTTATCATTCCGTACAATGTTAAATCTGTAATTGTTTTAAATGTAGCAGTGCCATTACCTAATCCAGTACCAGCAAGTGCAGCAGTAAATACACTACCAACAGTATAAGTTATTGCACT